GGTGTGACCGCCGATGGACAGATAGACTATGAGGTGGTGATAGACATTGGCATTTGATGTGATCAGCATGGATCCAAAGTATTGGTACGATAAGATGATCCGTGAGCTGGAGCAGGAGATCGGTGAAACACTGTATCCAGGTGATGAACGCCGGATTGTGGCAGAAGAGCTTTTTTATATCATAATGAGCATTGCAAACTTTGCCAATGCCCGCGCAAATGCCCAGCTTATCGTATCTGCCGTTGGCGATGACCTTGAAGCACTGGGGGCATTGCTTGGGGTAAGCCGTTTGCCGGCATCCGCTGCCACCGTGACAATGAAGTTTACGGTGGCAGCACCGGCAGGAGAAACGGTGGTGGTTCCTGCGGGAACCCGTGTTACTGCCGATGGCAAGCTGTTCTTTGCAACGATGGAGCAAACTTCGGCGGCTTACGATGTAGGGAGCGTGGATATCGATACGATTGCTTTGACCGCGGGCGCGGCAGCCAACGATATAAGCGCCGGCAGCATTACTACGCTGGTTGATCCGATCCCGTATATATCTGCGGTAACCAATTCCGCTGCGCCTTCGGGTGGCAGTGATATCGAGGACGATGATAGCCTGCGCCGCCGTATTATGCTGGCGCCTCACTCCTTTTCTTCTGCAGGTGCCGCAAAATCCTATGAGTACTGGGCGCGAACAGCTGATCCGGCAGTTGCAGATGCCAAGGCGGCATCGCCCAGCGCCGGAGTGGTCAATGTGACAGTCTTGATGGATGGAGGAAAAATTCCGACTGCGGCACAGCTTAAAGCCGTTGAGAATGTCCTGTCGGCTCAGACAGTTCGACCGCTGGGGATTCAGGTTAATGTGGTTGCAGCAGAGGCTGTATCTTATACAGCGACTGCTAAGTACTACATTTCTTCCGACGATACGGCGGAGATCAATGCCATCAAATCCAGGGTAGAATCAGCTTATGCCGATTACCTTGTGTGGCAAAAGGCGGTGCTTGGGCGTGCAATCAATCCCGATGAGCTGCGACGCCGCCTGTTGACCGCCGGCGCAAACCGTGTGGATCTCTCCTCGCCGCAATGGACAACACTCGATGATGATCAGGTTGCTGCGGAGAGCACTTCCAGCGCCCTGACCTATGGAGGTACGCTGTGATGATACTGACGGCGCTTGATCTGGTGAGCTTGCTGCCTGGCTTTCTCAGGGAGGATGTATTTTCCCAGGCGGTGTGCAGGGCATTGGAACCGCTGCTGAGCCAAATAGTAACGGACTTGGATCTTCTTAATACATATACCTCGGTTGATAGGCAGCCAGATGGTGTGCTGGATCAGTTGGCAGTCGGTTGGGGGGTATCCTGGTACAACGGCGAGGATACGATTGACGCAAAGCGACGAATCATCAGAGATGCGCTGCGGGTCTTCGGACGCCTTGGCACAGTCTCCTCGCTGACGGACGCATTGGCTGCTAATTTCGGCGATGCCTCTGTGGATGAATGGTGGGACTATGACGGTGATCCATGCCACTTTAAGATCTTAATTGAGGACCCGTCCGCAACGGGGGACCGGGCAGCGCGGTTTGCCGAAACGATGAAAGAGACGATGGCGCTGCACGCCAAGCTGGATAGAATCGTGTTGCTGAAAAGCTCTGCGACACCCGAATGCTTTGGCTGCAGCGGCATGATATCCCGAAAGACAAGGAGTGTGGTGATGGATGGCTAATTGGTATGGACATAGCATGACGGCTGCAGGGCAGAACCTGATCGCAAAAGTGAACTCACGCGAGCTGCCCTTGAAGTTTACCAGCGTAAAGATGGGGAGTGGTGCGCTGGGCAGCCGGACGGTTGCCGCACTGACGGCACTCATTGAAAGTAAGCTTTCCCTTGATATTGCGGAGACACCGAAAAGGTCTGGCACCGGTCGCTGGAATGTGACGGCTGTTTACAACAATTCTATGATTCAAACCGGCTTTTACTTTCGGGAGTGGGGTATCTTTGCGCAGGACCCCGACACTCAAGGTGAGGTGTTGGTTTTCTACGCTAATTCCGGTGACAGTGCGGACTTTATTCCGGCATTCGATGGTACCGGATCTACTACTGCATCTTACATTGAGGAGCGTCTGATCTGTGCGGTAGCAGTGGGAAATGCAGCGGTAACTGCTGTGCTGAGTTCTGAGCAATATGCCTCTTACGACGACCTGCAGGATCATGTTGCCGATGCGGATAATCCACACAAGGTGACTAAGGCGCAGGTGGGCTTGGGCTCGGTTGACAACACAAGCGATGTGGACAAGCCGGTTTCTACGGCGCAAGCAGCGGCTATCGCAGCCTGTAAGGTCTCGGTTAAATCCGTAACGATGCTGGCGGCATCCTGGGTTGGATCTGATCCATATACGCAGCAGGTGGTCGTTGATGGGGCTGCGGCAAACAGTAAGGTGGATATTCAGCTAAGTGCAGAACAGCATGCAGCCTTGGGTGATCTGGGTATTGATTTTTTGCAAATCGAAAATGCAAACGGTACCTTAACGGCGAAGGTAAAGGGTGGTAAGCCTACATCAGATCTTACGGTACAGGTAACGATAGTGGGGGTGGTGCAGTGAACCTGAACGATAGATTCTGCGCACCGGCTGGGCGCGGAGCGGTGGGACGATACACCACGCCGACCCATATTTTTACCGTTCCGTTTGATACCGGAACGATCTCCATGCTGGCGGTAATCTATAAGCAGGATGACAAAGTTGTGCTCGTAAAAGACCTCAGTGATTGTGAATTGGGGGACAAAACAGTTTCTTGTTGTTTGACGGAAGCGGAAACCGCACTTTTTAGTGCCACACCGCAGGTGCAGATACAGCTTAGAGTCGGCATCGGAAATGCAAGGCTAAATTCCAACATTCTCAATGTGTCTGTTGCGGATGTCCTAAAAGAGGGGCTGCTGGATGAGATCGCGGGCGGTGATGATAAATGATTTTTGAAACGGCTTTCCGATCCTCTGAAAACCAATTCCAAACATCTTTTGCGTCCCCGACATCTATTTTTGCAATCTCTTTCGGCAGCGTGGTTGGCGTAGCGGCAGAGGTTTACAAAGGTGATTACACCGTCACCCCTGCTGTTACCGACCAACTGCTGTTGACAAAGGAAAAAATGTTGAAAGATAACATGACCTTTAAGGCCGTACCCAAACAAATCGTAGACAACCCCTCCGGGGGAAAGACTGTAACCATAGGAGGCTGAAAATGGCTGATACAAAGTACAATTCCAAAATAATCTTTTACGGTGAAACCTTGATGGACTTGACCGGTGACACGGTTGACCCCGCAAGTTTGCTCAAGAGCAAAACGGCACACGATAAGACCGGCGCTCCAATTACCGGCACCTGTCCGTATGATGCCGATACTTCTGACGCAACCGCTACTGCTGCGGAAATCCTTAATGGAAAAACCGCCTATGTGGACGGCGCTAAAGTAACCGGCTCTATGCCGAACAAGGGAGCCGTTTCCCTCTCCATCGTTGACAAATCCCCGGTAGCAATCCCTGCCGGTTATCACGATGGCTCCGGCTCTGCTACCATCGACAGCACCGAAGCCGCAAAAATCATTGCCGGTAACATTAAATCCGGTGTGTCCATCCTTGGCGTAACCGGTGATTACGCCGGTGAGTTGACCAAGGGCCAGAAAAAGACCGTAACCCCGGCCAAAGCACAGTTTAGCGTCCTCCCCGATGATGGCTATGACTTCCTTTCTGAGGTAGTCGTAAACGGAGTGCCGATTGCTTATGCCGATAACCCCGCAGGAGGTCAGACCGTAACGATTGGAGCGTGATTTGAATGGCGGTAAACAGGGTAGCGTTTTTCGGAAACACAATCATGGATATTTCGGACACTACCGCCGACGAAAGCTCCGTTGTTGCCGGAAAGCAGTTTTACAAAGCAAATGGCGCAAGAGCGACCGGGACCGCCGACTACCAGCCGAAAATCACTATGCAAACCGTATCGTTAAGCGGTAGCTGGATCGGCAGCGGTCCGTACTATCAAACAATCCTTACGGGTCAGTCTGCTGGTCTCCAAGTCAACCTTAACCCAACTATCGAGCAGCTTACTGCTTTAGGGGAAGCGGGGGTAACATCGATGGTGGCGGCGAACGAGAACGGAACGGTGAAGATATATGCTGCTGGTGCGGCTCCTGCGGCAATGAGCCTACAAATCACAAAGATTATGACTTATTAAGGAGGGACAAAATGAGCGTAATTTACGGTAATCCAATTATTACCAACGGGGGGGGGG